ATTGACGACTGACTTAATTTCCATAAAGGATGTTTTTGCATCTTTATAGAGTTTGCATCCTTGCTTGATGGCGGCAACGCAAGCGTTAGCGGCAAACAGGATGCTGATCGGGTCAATTTACAGCCCCAGTATTTTCTTGACCAACTCGCCAGCAAAGCCGGGGCCAAGCAACACAGCCGCAATCACCACATAAAGCAAATACTCTATGCGGGTCATGCGCTTTGAACCAGACTCAAACGACTTTTCAATGGCGGCATATCTCTCAGCGCAAACCGCCTCATGCACAGCCAGCCGTGTGTCAGTATCTTCGGTCATTACATTCCCTCGCCCTGCACAATGTAAACCGTGGATGCAGCAGTGGCTAATCCACTGAAAAACACCTCACGCCCAAAGCGCAGAATCTCAACAGCACCAGGCACTAAGACAATGGCTGCGGATGGTGTACCGGCAATAGGCGCAACAGCATTAGCCGTAGCAATCGCTGCTGTGCTACCAAAACCCAAAAACACAGTGTTGGCGCTTGAGTTGATGATGCGGTACTGGCCAGTGCTTTGAGCATCAAAGCGTGCGTCAACAAGCGCCTGAACGCCTGTGGAGGCCGCAGCCGCAGCAGGGATGACAACGGTGTTGCCAAGTGGGGCAAATGCGATTTGACTATTCTGGGCCATGTCAGACTCCTTGTGCAGCTTGAGCTGCTTGATATGCGCTTACCACAGCAGCCGTGTGCGTTGCCGCACAGATGGCCTGCACACGGGCATCCTCTGCGCTGTAATCATCACCAGGGGCAACGACATGGCGGTGGAACTTGCTACTGATTTCAGCGCCATCTTCCATGATGGCTGTCTTGGTGCGTACTTGAACGCTGCCATTCTCTAAGACCTCAATACGGTCAACAGTTACGATTTTTTCTAGCATGATGCTTTCCTTTCTTGCCCAAGAATCCACTTGGGCTTTGGTTTAACAATCGGCTGCGCCAGAAAATTCTGGCAAGGTTTTCAAATAATTGTAGGCTTGTTGGATGACGTTTTTGTCTTCCAACAAATGGGAAAACACGTATGTGTTCTCATAGCACTTTGCGCCATCTTGTTGATCCAAGAACACCACTGATGCGCTCATGGTTTCTTTGTTCCCTTGAACAGCATCAATCTTGATATACGCATCGGAAAATTCAATTTGTTTGCCGTAAACGGTAACAGTCACATTTTTTCTCAAAGCCATGATGATTCCTTTTTATGCGGAAAAATAAACCAGGGTTCCAGATATTCTGGTGTTATTTGCAACGTTGGCTGTGGCGATGCTGGATAACGATGTGGCGGCAGCAGTCGCAGCACGGATACCAGCATAAGCTGCGTTATTGATTACAACACCATTGACATATACATACGCTGTTGCAAAGTTTTGCCACAACCCAATAGACACGGCAGGGTAAGCAAAGTCTGAAGATGCCGCAGCAGTAAAAGGCAATCCCTTCAGCACCACATCGCCAGTAATTGTTCCTTTGTTTGCAAGCACCACATCAAAGTTGCAGGTGATCATCCGACCGACTTTTGTGTATGTACCACGCTGCACAGTGTAGGACTGACCAGACTCGCTTGTTTCTCCACCAATGACTGGTGTCCAAGTGCCTTCTTCATAGTCGTCCAGCAACTCGCTGGTCATTCCTGCTGGATTTGGGTTTGCAGAAAAGTCAATGCCATTGCCTGATGTACCGATGACAAGATTTCCACCAACAATGGTTTGATCTCCAGATCGAGTGCTTAAATTTCCAACTGTCTTGAGCATTTTAAATTCCTTTCAGTTAAGCGATTGTGCCGCCGTTTTGAGTCAACTCATTTGCAGTTGATCCAGTGGGCTGTGTGCTGTTTTTGTAGATTGCCGCACTGTTGGCCACCAACCCATAGGCAGGTTGTGTTGCATCGCTATCGTTCAACTGGCTCACAACAGCGGATGCACGTTCAACAGTGATTGCTGCGTATCCACCTTTGAATCGGTTTGTACGGCAAAACCCATTTTGTTGGTTAAAAATGATTCCGGACGAAGCTGCGTTTGTTGGTTCAAATGCGCTGTAATTTACATTTCTAGCCTTGTAAACCAATCCAGCAATCGCGGCAGACTTGAAATACAGGTATTCAAAATCAATGTTGCGTGAGTTATCTGGGCATTTAAAGAAATAAAGTCCAGCGCCAGTGGTAGTGAAACCCGCTGTTTTAGTCATGCTGTTGGTGTTGTCGGCAGAGTTGCCACTAAACAGAATGTTGTCTTGCCACACCGGAATGGTCACTGGCGTTGTTGCGTTGAAATTGACTTGATCAATCACGTTGACCGTCAAACCACTTTCACAAAACGGCATATCCAACAAAATATTTTCAAGCTGTGCAACGTTTCCGTTAAGCAGAAAAGCATTGCCGGAGCTAAAACCATCGTAACGGCCAGCGCCAGCATTAGATGTATAGATGGAAAGCGATCCTTTAATGCGACTGGCGTATTCCATCCAAGTCGATCCAGCCACTTTAAGCATGTTACCCACATTGGACGAAAGGATGCCGTTAAAGCCCCATCGCTGGTCGGTGCTAGTGGTATACCAAAGCGACCCCCGAGTACCTTGCGAAGATTGAACGATTGTGTTGCCAGTAAAAGCAATTTCGCCAGTACCATCTTTAAACATGGGGTACGCTACTTGCGTCGTGCCTTGGTCGGTGTAAATGTTCTGCAACTCAAAATGATTGCCGCTTACAGTAGCATCACCTGTTATGTTAAAAATAAAGAATGATTTGCTAACAGTTGATCGTTGTTTTGCAACCCATGAATTTGCAGAAAATTCAGCTTTAACAGCAGTTACATCAAAACCAAATGATGGCAAATAACTAACATTAGTTTGCTCAAATGAATTGTTTGCAATCACTGTATTGTTAACAACCCACACAGCAAGGAAGCCAATCAAATCAGTTCCAGCAACGTTGTTCACCAACTGACGGAAGCGCCAAGAACGCACGCTGTTTCCAGTAATGATGGCGTTTTGCAATAGGTTAGCACCTATCTGGCTTACATAGATCGGGCAGCTGTCATCACGCTCTGTTACAGAATCAATCCATGTAATCAATGGGTATCTTGATTCAACCCAATCAGTGTGATAGATGCTGTTGTCAGCGACTGTTATATCACCAACAAATGTATCGTCAGCGCTTCCGCTATTGTCTTGAACGCTAATGCCTTGCAGCAAGTTGTCTTCAATCACATTGCCTTGAATTACGATGTTTCCACCAGCGTGGACATCAATTCCATGACGAGCGTTTCGAGCGCAAAAGTTATTGGCGCACAAACCACCAAATGACCGCAATTGGGTTGATGCAGGAGAACGGCCAAGCGAAATGCCATAACCAGTACCACCATCAATGTAGTTGGCGGTAAAGTTTCCGTTGTCTGTAAAAGTACCATTTACAACTTTAAAGTCTCTAGTGCCAAGAATATCAACTGGACTCACTAGACAATGATGGCCATAAATGTTGTCAAATGTCAGGTTGTGGTTGTAGTCAATATCTGGATCACCGCCTTCTACTGATACGCGAATACCATCGTAATTGAATCCTGTGATTTCACAGTTTTGCACCGTAATGTTGGAGCAAGACGAGATCAACACACCATTGATGTTGCCGTTATAAGTGCCAGTGTATGTTTTTGGAGGGCCTGCGCTATATGTGCCAACATTAAATAGACCATCTGCGTATGCATTACTCTTGATTGTGAGTTTTTCAATCAGAACATTTGATTTTCGACGCATAGCCAGCATAAATTCGCTTGATGCTGGATTGCTAGCTTTGTAAAAAAGCAGCGTGCTTAGACCTTGGCCATCACCATAGATGTGAGCGTCATCAGGGACATCCACTTCTTCAGTAATGTAGTAGGTTCCTTCGCTGGCGTATGCAATGCCATTGGTGTCTAAAGACAATTGAAATGCCGCCCAATCGATCTGTTGCGAAAGCGAAGTGGCAAATGGATAGATAGCTTGAGCCTCTGCCAGAGTAGCAAAAAACTGCGACAGTGGGTGAGATGTTCCATCACCAACTGCGCCATAGTCCTTGAGCGTGACCTTTGGTGGTATGTTAAATATATTAGACGGAGTTGAATAAACGACAGAGCCGTTTTTGTCCATCACCCTGATGCTGTAGTCTCGATCAACAAAAAAGCGTGCAGGCGTACCATTGCGTGAAGGATAGCCGTTGAAGGTGCGAATTGGCTGGCCTGCTGGAATGGTAAGTGCTGCATCCCAGTAGACTGCAATTGGATTGCCTTGCGGGTCAAGGTTGGCTTTGCCAATCCAAATATAGCCATTCTCCAATGGTTGTCCATCAGCATCCGCAAACGCTGGGTATGGTGGCTCTACTGATATTGCGGACATTTATTGATTCTCCTGTTATTTGCGCTTGAGTAGTTCTTCAATCGCTTTAATTGCATTTTCTTTGTTGATACCACGCAATTCTTCAGCCTTTTCAGCCAGCAATTCTACTGCCCGTCTTGCTGCACCGCCTCTTGCAATATCCACTCCAGTCTGCATGGCTTCAGCAACTTGACCCTTCAAAGAAGTCTGTGCGGCTGCACCAAACATACGATCAAGTTCATTGACAAAAATAAGTTGATTGACAATATCGTCTTCAACTTTCATGCCGTATTTTGTGGCGGCTTGATTGGCTTGGTCAAGTGCATCAATCAAATTTGCTCTTGTCCCATAGTTACTTGTTAATTTACGCATTGCCACGCCAAGGGCTTTATTAGCATTTTCAGAGTCAAAGTTTATCTGTGTGCCTGCGGCTTTTTGCAAATCATCAAGCGCAGTGATTGTGTCGGCATATTTTTCATTTGCCGCTTTATAGACTGGAAAAGCATCACCAAGAGTGCTATTTAAATTTCGGCGCAAACCCTTAACAATTCTTTCAGCTTCTGCGGTCAAAGGATTTGCCACGTTCTTTTTGCCATAGTTAACTTGCGTATCAATGAAACGCTTTGCATCGTGAACGCCCAAGGCATCAGGTGCGTCTGTTTTACTAAGTCTCTTTAAAACTATATTGAGCAGATTTTCTGCTCTTGTGTCGCCTTCAATTCTTGAACCTTGTAGATTGGCTTTGGCAACACCTTTTGCATCCAGTTCGACCTTCACACCAATTTTACCAAGGTCATCTAAAAATGTATTCATTGCTGGGTCAAAATTAACAGACTGACCACGCAACTTTGTTTGTGCAATGCGATCAATAGCCTTGCCTGATGTTTTATTGGCATTTGCTAAAAAATCAATTCTGCTTTGCACTGTGTCGCCAAGAATATCTGCCGCTCTGTTTAGGGTTCTAAATGTCTCACTCTTTTCGCCCATCTTAAATATGTTGAGCATCTTCAGCATGGAGTTACGGTCTTTTTCGGTCGCAGCTTTTATGCTGGCAATCGTGCCATCTTTCCAGCCCTGCTTGATGGCATCAGCCGCCAAGTTATCAGGCACTACCTGAGTTCCTGCTACCCTAAAGTTGACAGTATCTACAGAATCAGGGCTTTGCGTAATAACTTTTTTGAGAGTTTCCTGTTCTTGTGGTGATATTTTGCCTTCTACTGATGCCTTAATACTTTGCAAAGACTCTCGCATTGTTGGCGCGGCAGGCGGGGTGTAACCAAGTCGTAACTGTTCAATCGTTACTGGGGTAACTTGCTCTCTAATCTGAGCGCCTGCTGGTGAAATTAGTTTTGCGGCTTGCCCAGTTAGCGTTTTGACAGCCGATGGTACAGATGGCACTATTGCGCCAGCAACTTGTGCAGCAATCTGCCCACCAGTGCCAGCGCCCGATTCTTTTGCTACCCCACCAGCAGCCGCAGAAGTTCCACCTGTGACTGTTTGCAGTGTGGGTGTGGTTGCCAATAATCGACCAACTTCACGAGTGACTGCGCTACCCTCATCTACCAAACTCTTTGCTACTGCTGGCACTCTTCCTGCGGCTTGCAATGCCTGTCCAGCGGCAATTCCTCCAACTGAACCAGTTGCACCAGCAGTTGTTGTCTGCACAATTCTTTCCGCCGCCGTGCGAGGTTCTGCAACACCAACACGGGTTAGCAAATCCTCAAGCGCATCCGTTGGCATTGTGTATTTCGTGCCAAATAAACTATTTATCGAACCAACAACAGGGTCAGCGACTAAGCCAGCCAGCGTTGCCGCACCAGCGCCAGCGATAGCGCCTGGTATCGCTCCCACCCCAAGAAACGGAGCGCCCATAACCGCACCCAAAGCAGCCCCAGCCGCAGGCAAAGCCATACCCCTTGTAGCTGCCCCAGCAAGCCCAGTTAAGGTTGTCGATGGTTCTGCCATGACTGTGCCGCCATATTGTCCAGCAAGTGTTGCAAGGTCAACTGGTTCAAGTGGCGCAAGTGGTGCTTGCTCTGTTGTTGCAATCTGACCACCAGTGGGTGTTAACCAAGCATTTAAAGCCTCGTCATAGTATGAACCTTGAGGCTTTGCATCAACAAGAGCAATAGGCAATAACTGAAAACCAGATGGCGGTGTGATTTTTCTTGCTTCAGCACTTTCGGCAAAAATAGGTACACCACCAACCTCAACTCTAACTGGTTTAGTTGACGGAGTTACAACAGACCCGCCAAATTGTTTTGCAAGTGCTTCGTAATCTGTTGCCATTACAGCCCTGCCTGTTTCTTGAACGCATCAGCGGCAGCTTGGTTAGGAAATTTTACGCTTTGACCATTCGGGAGTTGTACTATTACTTGCAAAGCAGAAGGAACATCGAACGCAGGTTCTTTTACACCATACTTGAGACCTATGTTTCCCCGTACTTTTGTAAGTAATCGCACAGCTTCATCTACATTTTCAATCAATCTTTCAGGTGATTGTTTAAGGCTTAATGTTTGCAAAGATGCTTGCAGTTTATCTCCCTCTTTTTCAGACAAACTACCAGTGCCTTTAATTTTTGGTATCTGAGCAATAAATGCTTGTGAACCAAGAGCCTCTACAAGTGCTTCAAAGTCAGAAACATCAGCACTTAAAGTTGGCAATCTTGAAGCCACTGGCCCTGTTGCTGATTTAATAACGTCTTTTGGTGTATTTTTAATTCTTTGTGCTGTATTCAAAAAATTATCAATATCAGCCACTTGATTAGAAACTAATGCTTGCTGCTCTCTATCGGTAGCATCACGCACTTTTTTTGCCTCATCAATTTTTTGTTGCAAATCTTGGCGTTTCAAATTGTTTGTTTCTTTTGCTTGCGCCGCATTTAGTGCTGCAATACGTGCATTTTCTTTGTTAATCAATATGTCTGCATCGGTTTTGCGTATATCTGCTTTAGTTTTGCTTAAAGTTTCGGCTTGCTGTTGCGCGTCTAACACAGCTTTAGCTCTTGCAAAATCTGCATCAACTTGAGCCTTTTTTGCATCAGCTGTTGCTTTTGCTGCATTGGCGGCTTCTACTTCAGGTGCGGTTTTAGCTTTGGCTTGGGCTGATGTCGCATCAGCCACAGCTTGATCTGCTTTTGCTACTGCTTCTTTCATTTTTGATGGTTGCATTGCCTCTTCACGAACAGTCGAAAGCGCCTTGTCTGCTGCTTCAAGATACTTCATCCCGTCAGGCAATCTTGCCATGTACAAACCAATCGTGGTCTGCGCCCCTGTTGGGTTCAAGTCAATCAACTGTATAGATGCTTCGGCTGCTTTGGCTTCATCTTCACGACCACTATTGCGTAATGCCACAGCTTGATCTTTGAGCATTTGTTTTGCAATCTCAACATTACCAGCTTTGATAGCAGAATAAACTTGACCACCCATGCGCAAGTCATTTTCTTGTTGTGTTTTTGTTTTGCTTTCAAAACCTTTGGTGACTATTTCGGCTTGATCTTTGGGTAAAAATGCCGCAACAGCGGCATACTCTGCGGCTGTTGCATTTGGTTTCTTAAATAAGTTTGCAAGGTCTGTCTGTCGTTGTTGCGCTTGCGCTAATGCTGTTTTTTCAAGTTCGCGCTTTTGCTGTGCGGCTTGAATTTCAGAAACACCAGCACCAAGTTTAAAACCGCCCAAAGCCGCCTCAAACGGACTTTGCACATCGACTGAATAATTGATTGGGGCTTGAAATGGGTTAATGGTTGCCATGTTTTATTCCTTAAAACCCAAAACCCATGCCAGCTTTGCCGCCTGCGCCATACTGGAAACCAAGCATTTGAGCAGGCAAATTGAATAGTTGACCATACGCTTTGGCTTCGCCAAGTACACCCCCAGCTTGTGCAGCACCTTGTTGACCAAGTAAATTTGCCACGTTTGTGCCTGTTTGCATACCAGCAGTACCAACACCAGCCGCAGATTGCTGTCCCAGCGTTGTCAAGCCACCCAAACGACCATACTGCTGTTCAATCAAACTATTTAAAAGCTGTGGTCGAAACTGAGCTAATGCACCCTGAATATTTCCACCACGCAGACCGCCAGTAGCCGATGCACGTTGCAGTAACGCTTCCTCACCCTGCTGGGCAAGTGATTTAAAAGTCTCGCCGCCACTGATTCTTTCAATGGCTGCTTGTTCGGCTTCTGGCCCTTTAAGGCCAAGAAATGCTTGCTGTGCTTCTAATGCTGGAACTCCAACTTCTGTATAAGGTTTGAGCAGTTTTTGCAAAGCATCAAATTGTCTGCGCTGTTCTGCTATACCTTCACGAGATGCGCCAGCTTGAATACCCGCAGCTTCGCTTGCGGCATCAGCTTGCATAAAGCTGCCAACGAGTTGACTGCCACCCACGACTAGGGCTGTGACTGGATCAGGCATTGCCAAACTCCTTTAAATAATCTTCAAAAGTCTCGCCATACAAAGTCATCACATGATGACCGTGCTTAGTAGCAAAACCAGCCCCATGCACCAGCGAGACAGCCATCAAAATCAAATCGTAATAACCAGCCCGCCACATAAAAGTTTTAGCATTTGCCTGTCCTGCACGTTCTGCCGTATCTGAGGCTTGCCACTTGAGAACCATTGTTGCCAGCAAAGGGGTTAAATGGTGGCTATTAGCGATGAAAAATGCGTTCTGGTGTATACCCACCAGCGTGTTCCAAATGGTCGCATTCAGGTCTTCTCGTACAACTTGGTCGCCGTCTGCTACATCATCAAAGACTTGGATTGCGTCATACACCATCAACAGCCATTCAATGGCTGGCTGGGGCAGCATAAAAACCTTGGTCAGGTTCTCTCGCAGTCCATCGGTCATGCACAACTCCTATACAGGGCAGGCCGCTGGATGCCATAACTCAGCGGATTGATTTTCGCACAAATTGACAAAAGGTCAATCCTCATATTCTTCATCTTCCCAAGCCTGACAAACCCGCATATCGTTACAGATAAAGTTTAGCTTTTCGCAATGTCCACGATAACCATAGCCCGTGTCATATCCAGCCATCGGGATGCGTTCAATCCTGACTTGGGTAATTAAACTGTTGTCGTAATACCCACAGTTTGAGCAATGCTTGCGCCTTGCATCCTTCGCGTCACACTGCATGGCCTCTGCCAGTGAATCGTAAAACTCAGGGTTTGACTTTGGGTCGTTGCTGGGTTCTTCTGGTCCATAGTGCCAATCTTTAACTGCAATCGTAAAATTGGCTTTATTCTCAGCAACGGTTAAAAACTCTTCTTCGCTTGGCAAGCCCATGAAACCCTTGGGCATCATCATAAAATCTTTCATTTTCTACTCCTTAAGAAATTTCTCTGCCTGATGCTCGAATGGTCAAGGATGTTGCCGCCCCTGCAATCGTGGATATAAAACCACCAACATCGAGCGCCTGACCCACCAACTCAGGGCAAGTATAGGTTTCATCGGGCACGATGGTCCGTGTGTCAATAATCAGGTTCGATGCACTTGCTGAACCAGACACAGTGACTAAGTTGCAACTGAAAGTCACGTTGTTGGCACTGGTATTTGTTACCGTGAACTTGTCAATGATCGCTTTAACATTTGTTGCGGTGTATTGGGTGGTTTGTGCGTTCTCTGCCTGTTTTGCAGGGATTAGCACCTTTACTGTAACTGTCATTGGATACCTCCGATATTGTTGTTGACCGTAAGAATTATGGACGGAATGCCTGGGTGTGGTGCTGAAGCAGCAAAAGCAGTAACCTCAACGCTTAAATCATCGACTGAGAACATCAGTTCAACATAGTCATTTGCCTTGAGATCAAAAAAATAATTCAGCGATGAAAAAACCTCGGCGTTATTACCTTGAACTCTTATCCTGCTGCAACTGTCTGGCACATTAACACCGTTAAGGCGAAACCAAAAATCAAAAATAGCCGTACCGCCTGCTGTCTTATCTAACTGAAACGAGGTGTCAAAGTTGTATATACCCTCGGTGTCAACAATAATGCGTGAGGTGGGCGCACCAATAAATACCCCATTGCTTAAGTCAGTCGTATTGAATGTGATTGCTTTTGCAGTGTTGATGACTGTGGCTGCTTGTGTGGTGGTGTCGTAAAAAGACCCATATCGATTTCGCTTGAACTCCCTTGGCGGTGGGGTCATCTGCAAGCCATCAACCGCTTTATTCAGCTTGTCCACCAGTGCCAAAGCCTGATTTGCTTTGCTTTCAGCCAGTGCCACAGTCACCGCAGTTTCTTGCGCCAGCAATGCAATCCTGTCCAATGCATCCTGCGCTTTTGCCCCCAACGCCGCATCATTGACTTCAGTCTCTTGCGCTAAAGCAATGATCTGCGCCAAAGCTGAATTTGCACTAGCAGCCGCATTGTCTGCTTGAAACTCAAAGTCAGTTCCTACAATAACTTGAAGTTGGTCAACAGTTGAAAACAATAATTCAAACTGTCTGATTTGCTGTTGGTCAGTCAGGAATTGTGCAAGCTGGTCTCGCGTCAGATTTAGCTTACGAGAAACTGGTGCGGTTGCCATCAGTACGCCAGTGCTTCTATTTGCGCTTCCAGTCTTACATAGGACACATGGGCATCACTATCACCACGGAAACGCTGTATGCGCCAATTCCTCATGTGCCCCTGCTGAAACCATGCAAGCCGCTTCTTGGTGTTGCCAATCGTGCCAACAGAAATAAACTTTTCTTGGCTGTATGCCTTGCCATCCAGTGAGTAACTGGTGCTGATTTGCGGATTCTTGCCAAGGGCAATACTGCCCGTCAAGCTGACCAATTCCATCTCGTTGAATATTGCCCCATTGCTTTCGTTGTAGACAATCAGGGTTCCAAACTCCCAGTAGACTTGCTGCCCCCAGTGATGACCTGTGTCCTGCACCAAGTAGCCGATATTGCTTGTCTGTGGGTCACCCACCATCCACTTGTCGTATACCCAAACCATGTTTCTAGCACGATACTGTGCAAGACCCGTTAAGGTACTAACCAAAATAAACCAAACAGGAGTTTGTAAAGCCTCGGATGCGGCTGCGTCATAAACCAAAGTCTGGTCAGGCAAATGCACATAAAGATGCTGGTGGCTCTTGTCGTTTCTTGCTTCCAACTTAACTAAAGCCAACTGCGCCTCGGTGTAGTCCAACAGAATATTGTCAATCTCTTGTGTGCTTATTTTTGTTGCAACAGCGGATGCACCCACATAAATACTTGGCGCTTCGTTTCTGCCACTTCCCAAAAATGCTATGCGCTCAATAAACACACAGCAAGCAAATGTTCCAACTACACCTTTTTGTATTTGTGCGCCATCAATCCTAGCAAATGGAAACAAATTACCGCCCACATTGTCGAATACCTCAATCGTGTTGCGGTTTAGTGCATAGATTTCATTCCGCAGCTTCAGCAAAGCCACCACTGGGTCAGGGTCAACCTCTGAACTGCCGTACTTAAGCGGGTTCACATCTAACGGGTTAGACAACTCAGTAACAATCAAGAACTCGCCATCCGTGGTCATGAAGTAGCCATCCACCCACACCACATCCAGCACCACCCCAAGGTCAGGGTCGGTCACTTGGGTTAGGGTTGAGCCATCCCAGTAATACAACCGCCCACCTGA